CCTCACGGAGTTGCTTAAAAGATTTCATTTTTTCTTTGACATCGCGATGATCTTACCAACCTTCTTACGGCGTGCTAGAAGATACTTATCTGACTTATCATGATCGCCATCATTATCAATGTCCTTATCTTCCTTACCTACTGGGTCAAGTTTTTTCTCTTGAATCTCTTCACCTTCGGGTTCAAAACCTGCCTTGACACAGTTGTCAACGGTCTTACCACCTTTCTTCTTGGTGCCTGCTAGTTTGTATCCTTTCCAGCAAGCTTTACCATCAAGACCCTTTGCCTTCTCAATGATGATTACTTCACCATCAACTTCAATTTCCTCACGCTCAAGAACAACCTCTTCAGCGACCGACTTCTCTTTCTTGTCAATCTTTTTCTTCTTCTTGGTTGTATCTTCAACTTCAGCACCGTGAGATTGAGGATCCATACCCTCAAATGCCTCAGGAATATTGCTGCCTTGGAAGCAGTCCCCATCCATCCAGTTAGTATACATCTCCATTAGAGATGCAGAGTAGGCATCATTATGTACGACTTTATTAACAGGTCTCTGCTTATCCATTGTTTAAAATTGAAGATCTTCTATGGTCTATTTATAGCGCGAATGTCTTTCACCCACTCTCTAAACATTCTTCCATCTTCTGTCACCACAATTGCATAGTTTACACCAGTGCGATGGACTACTCCTTTGTCACCAGTTCTAGCAGACATAACAATATCTCCCTCAGAGATCACATCATTCTGACGATGTGCTTGACGAAGTGCTTCTTCTCTAAGTTTCCTAAAATCCTTCATTTAATACCCATGCCATCACGGACTGCTTTCATGAGTTTCATCATGTCAGCATCATTTAATGTAGATGGAATCCCACTACGAAATGCGGCAACATTTGCCTCAGATGCAGCAGCTCTCATCTTACTAGCAGACATACCAGAAGCACCATCGGCATCTGGATCTCTCTCACCAGCAGAAACAACTTCCAGTTTCCTGTAAGTATACTCAACACCGTTATATTTATTGAGCAGTGTTTCATATTGAGGTACTCTATCAGAACCCGCGACAAGAGTCAAGTCAGCATAGGTTCCCTGATATGTCTGCAGTAATTTAATGATGGTGTTTACACTCTTATCGTAAATAATATGAGGTGCATGTGTTGGAAACATCTTCTTCATATACTCAACTTTTAAATCACAAGGCAATGGATCTTTTGGTTTTTTATGAGTATGGGTAGGATAGATAAAATAATCATCCCGACCAGCAATCCTTGCTACCGTATCAATTAACTTTTGGTGTCCGATTGTAGGTGGGTTAAATCTACCCCATGCTACCACTACTCTTTTCATTTATCTCCTGCTACCCAGTCCTTAGATACATTGAAGTTTGCTACACTAAATGACAAACGGTCAACCAACTTCACTGCTGTACTGTCTTCCCTAATAGCAACATATCCTTCTGGAGCAGTAACTTTATATCCATCCTCAGTTCTTAGATACGTTCTAAGTTCCTCTCCTCTCTCCAGTTTACGAATAAAAAACAACTTTGCATTCTGTAGCGTAGTATATAGACCAACAGTTTTCATCAATGCATTTTCATTATTCTCAATAAACTCCATACCTTCATAGAGTTTTTTTAACTTTGCTGCCTTTGTTTTTGGTTGCTTTACTTTGTCAACTGCTTTCATAACTTCATCTTCAAAATACGCTTTGAAGTCTTGTACAAATTTAGTTGCACTAGTTACTCTTCTACCCTGGCGTACATATGTATTGAAGTATATTTTTAATCGTGGTCCTACAGTCAACTGATCTTTAGCAGCAATCTGTTCTGCAACTTCATCTAGAAAACTAGAAGATATTGAAACTAATCTACTAGAAGCAATACGCATTCTCTGCAGAGATGTAACTTCAGAATTAGTAAGCATGAGATCATTACCCATCTCTCCAGTCTCTGCACTCAATACTAAAACATCACGACTTGACCTGAGACTACTCACATCATATCCAAAGCGAGCGTTGAGTGTTTCTACAGTTCTACCAACATATTTGGTATGAAACACCACGCCAATCTTTGCGTTCTTCGCTTTCTCATACAAGTCACTAGACTCTGGTATACAGTATGTAATTGTGTTTGGTGTGAAGACTACACAACGCTCACCATTGATAGTCTTGATCTGTTTGTCATCAGTAAACAGCAAATCTCCCTGTGCTACACCCTGAATACCAAGGTTAGGAAAATATTTCAGAGCGTCTTTCAGTTTAGCAACCAAACCAGGAGCATGACCATGGTTTAAATCAATATCACCCTCAGTAAAATTAACCTTAGCGTCTTTATTAAAAACTGATTTAGTTCCTACAAAAAATTCATCAGTGCCAGGATATTTACCACAAAAAATAGCAGGAGCACCATCCCATTTTGTAGTAATTTTAAAGTTATTTCTTTGTTTTCCAGAAAAAGTCTGAGCGAGTTCATCAAGGAACATAAAAGCGTCTTTCGCTCCTTGACTACCATCCAATAAAATGCTGTCTTCTAAGTGCTCTAAGTGAGTGTTCTTGCTCATCGTATCACGCTTCCGTTACAGTGTACTGCCCTTGCTGGTTTTTCATGACCCAATGTGTGACAGTTCTACCACCGCCTGGGAAGATAGAGAATCTTGCTCCCTGAATACCACCGCCAGGTTTACCACCTGTGTCTGCTCTACCCACACCTTTCAGAATATTTTCAGTTGATGCTTTTTTAATACACATCAACACTGGTTCATAGTCACCAGTCATCTCTTCACCAAATTTTACAAGATGACCTGACATATCTAGTGTTGAATGATTTACACCATACTTAACTATTGGATTACCCTGAAGAACAACATTGCATTTTTCTGGACCGAAAGTACTTTGACCATAATTAGGTCCATAAATGGCATATTTTCTCAGGTTTGCATAAGAAGCTCCGTCTAATTTCATTCCCAATGTTGTGGCACCCATCTTGGTAAAGTCCCAGATCTTATCTCTACCAACAACTTGGTGCATATAATCAACAAACTCCCTGACTGTAGTGTTTGTGTTGTACAGTTTTGTCACGCCACCCCACTGACCGAAATCACTTGCTTTTGATCCTTTCTTGTGAGATGCCCAGCAAACTTCTATCAGTTTTCGGTCTTTTAAAGATACAAATGCTAAATCTGCTTTACCTGTACCAGATACTTTGTTGACTCCAATAATATTTTCAAATACTGTGCCACCGATATCCATATCCAGTCCTCTGCCACCATTAGCACCAGCAACTTCTTCCAACTGTTTATTAAATGAGGAAATAAAATCTGCCTCACCTTCCTCAGTTGCAGTGGGATAGTTTAGTGTATATGAAATGCCCAGTTCATTAACCATGAAACCAAGCTTGCCCCAGTAAATACTCCTAACTGTTCCCTTAGGTGGTCTCCCACCAAACTCAACATCTTTGAGGACACGACCGCTATTTACAGAAGTAGCAAGAGTTTTTGCTCTAGATGTATAGAAATTAACTTTTACAGGTGCGTCAAGTAAATCAGATTTATCATCAAGACCTATCCTCTTAATTGCATCTTTGAAATTCCTATAAGATGCATATCTTTTTGGTTCAAAATCAATATATGTATTATCTGCTTTCTTCCAAGATCCACCACGCTGCTTTGCAGGGATATTAAATGCAATCTTAGTGAAGTAAGCATGAACACCATCTTCAGTCTCCCTATCCTTATCTAAAAGGATGAAAGGTTTATCATTTTTCATTCTTTCATAGCAAGATCGCAAACACTGGTCATAGCGTTTGCTAAATTGACTCCATGTAAGTCCTTGTCCAGCCATAAAAAAACCTCCCGTCTAACTATTTAGAGGGGAGGTCATATTTATACACCGTATTTTGTCCAGAGTTTACGGATGTTTTGAGTAATTGGTACTCCGCCAATATAGGTTTCTAAAAGTTCTCCATTATTATCAGCAATAACAAGAACAGGAGTAGCAGTCACACTATATTTTTTAGCAAGATCAAGATTCTCTTGAGGAATTGGTTCTTCACTTACATCTTCAAGATAAATCTCATCAATAACAAGAGAACGATCATCTTTGAGGGCATTGATGTATCGTTTTACCAGTCCACAAGGACCACAAGAGTCTTTGGTAAAGAGATAAAATTTAAAATTCAATTCATTCATCGGTCACCTGCTGCACGAACTTCAGAACGGCGAATCTCAAAGGATCCGCCAGGATAGCGTTTCTCCAACTTCTTCACATTAGTCTCAATGACTTCATCAAAGCTGATACCCAAAGCCATTGTTGCCTGAGCGACATACCATAGAATATCACCCAACTCAATGATAAGATGCTCACGATTATCTTCGTTCCAAGGTTTTCCTTGGAAAACCATCTTCTTAATGATTTCAAGGAACTCACCACCTTCAGCATTAATCCCAACGCCACTAGTAAGGAGACGCTCAATATTGGCACCCTCACGATCCAACTCGCCAATACGATCAGCAAAGTCAACAAAGTTCGTTGAACAGTCGGAAGTGACTGCCGAAACAAACTCTTCATACCGACTAAAATCAATAGACATAATAGTTAATTGTAAATGTGTTGTTTAAGAAACTCAAATGTTGAGGGTAAGGACTTTACATGGTCCTCTACCATTCTAACATGCTTTCTCCATTCTTTGTAAACCTCATCAAGTTTTCTTTCTTTATTATCCATTTCAACTTGATCATAAAGAAGTTTTCCAAATGGTTTTTGACCCATACCAGCCATGATATATGCATATCCTGGACTAGAAGCACTCCATACATGACTAAATGCATGATTAACAAGTACTTGCTGATAGTAAGAAGATGTTGGTGTAGTACCGTGCTGATGAATTACCCCAGAAATAGAAGGATCATCAGACAATTCTAACCACTCTTTACCTTCGGTTTGATACCTCCAATATGGAGTGTCAGTACGATTAGAAAGACGATAATGCAGAGAAACAAAATCTTTATATCCCAGTATAGTAATACGCGATGCATAATTGTATCCATCGCGATCAAATCCGTTGATGTTTAACTCTCTCCTTTCTAGAACTTCTATAAGGTTATGAATCATTCGGTGAGTTGAAACTAATCCTGTAGATTCCAGAGGTTCAATAAACCCAAAAGATAATCCAACACCGACTACATTCTTTACCCATCCATGTTTTCGTATGCCATGCCTGATGTTGATCTTTCTGATCTCAACATCTTCAGTTCCAATATGTTCCTTGAATTCTTTTTCCGCAGAATCATCATCAATGAAATCACTAGAGTAAACGTACCCTGTACCCATTCGTTTCCATAAAGGAATATTCCACGACCAACCGCTACTCAAAGCAGTGCAATTAGTCACATTAGACAACTGGGTTTCTTTATCAGTATACTGAAGATGAGTTGCAAGTGCTCTGTCATTAGAAAGAAATGGTTTAAACGAAATAAACTCGGACCCCATTTCTTGTTCAAGCAATAGAGATTTAAATCCAGTGCAATCAACAAAAAGATCTGCTGAATACTTTACACCACTATCTCCAACAAGAGAAGAGATATATCCATATTCATCCTTTTCAACAGAAACAATATCATCAGTATATTTGTTAACTGTTTTACAGAACCTCGTCTTAAGAAACTTACCAAAAGCAGAAGCATCAAAATGATAAGCAATATCATTTTTAAAATCAACTTCTAAAAAATTGTCCGAGTTGTGTGTAAGTTTATTATGTTTTGCTAGGAAATAATTATGGTTTATAAATTCGCAAAATGAATCTGGAGGAAGATTATATTTTGCTGCTAGATATGACCATTGTGCGAAGATAGATGGGTCATGATTTCCACCGAAAGGATACTCAAAGACTTCTCCTTTACCATCACGAAAATTAGTAAAACGAATAGATGTCTTGTAAGTTGCACTACAATGTTTCATCCAATCTTCATCTTTGAGTTCTAGCAAATCTAGATACTCATTAAATTTAATGATAGTAGACTCGCCTACACCAACGGGATTAGAAGTTTTTCCTTCAATAACACTGATCTTTACATCCTTACCAAATTTTTTTACAAGAGCGGCAGTTGTCATCCAACCAGAAGATCCACCTCCAACTACCGTAATACTTTTGATCTTCATACGTTCCACTCAGCAAATTTGGATAGTCGGTTTTGAGACTCTGCAAACTGCGATAGTTGTTCCCCAGTATCTTCATCCGAAATATTAATTTCAGATGCAGAATCTGCAACATCATACAATTTCATTTTGGATCTGTCAATTCCCACCATGAATTTTCGTGAGGTAACGAGGTCTGAGTATCTGTTTTTAAGTTGTTTGACCATGATGCGACCCTGTTGTTCCAACTCCTCAGTAGAGATAAGGGCAAACATAAAATCAGCAGTGGCAGGTAGACCAAAAGACTCAGAAGTATCGGTAAGATCTGGATCACTATTGCCAAAACCACTACGAGTAGTCTGAGTGGCACTAACAATAGGGACCCCAACTTCCACAGCAAGACCGCGAAGCTCCTCAGCAATCGCTTTAACATACGTGTAACTGTTGACAATAGCACCTTTGTACCTCATACTTGCACAGATATTAAGATAGTCAATGAAGATGATATCAGGTTTGAAATCTTTCTTCAACTTTAGATCACTGAGCAGTGCCTTGAAGTGACCAGCATGTGCTGATGCAGTTGGATACTCTTTGATAATAAGTTTACCCTGTGTCTTCCTAGCGATCTCATTGACCTTACTAGTGAAGAGAACTTCAGGTAGTTCAACAATGTCTTTTACATTGACATTCAGAAGGTTTGCGTCAATTCGTTCAGCAATCTTTTCCTCTGCCATTTCACATGTAATATAGAGTACGTTGTACCCCTGTGTGAGCGCGGCACCAGCGCAATGGCACATGAATAGAGACTTCCCGACGCCCGTTCCAGCAAGAGCGACATTGAGAGTCT